CCAGGCTTGCGCCCGGGGACCCGTCACAACGGAAACCCTTCTACTCCAACCACAAACCGTGGCCTCCCTTAGTGCTGTGCACCGCAGGAGGAGGAGTTCAGTGATGAATGAAAGGACCATTAATTACAATGGAAGGTTACGATAAAAGACGGGAACTAACAAAACCCGTCGCCGCGAAGCTGTGGAACGTCAGTAATGGCGCCCTGCAGCACGTTGGCCGTGCCTTCCAGAAAAGCTCAGAGATCATCTCTTATCGAGATGAGCCGCGAGGGGAGATTGTTCTCGAATCGGATATTGATCCGTATGGTTCCTTCCTGAGAAGGGAGGCCATCAGAAAAAGTGCCAACGCCCAAAAGGCGGAGGCTACTGGCTCTGAATTCGAGCTGCTTCGGGATAACGGTCATCCATTTATTTTGGAGAAACGTACCTGTCGCAGTACCCCAAATGGCCAGTCTAATTGGTTCTTCAATGGCACATCGCTCTCGTCCAAAAAACGAGGCAGTGGGCCTATGACCGCGCAGGTGACCTTAAAATCATCTGCTTCCCCCCTGTTTAAATACAAGGGTGGGAACAACGGTCAAGGAAGTACCACCAAGCAAACGTCTGCCTACATCGATGGCGACGGGTTCGAACCCGAAGCCACTGGTGATTACGGCAAGCGTGCGCTAGTACTGACCAATCCTCTGAAGCCTGACTTTGATCTATTTAGAGCGTTGGGGGAGCTTGAAAGGGCTCCCGCACTACCATTAGCCGGAATGCTCGCCTATTTCAGGCGATCCACCCGGCGTGACAGCGACGCGTTAGCGCAGCTAGGTAGTGAATGGCTAAACTTACAGTTCGGCCTTATACCAACGTTCAATGACCTCATTGACCTTCTATGGGCGCTAGAAACAGCGACCAACCGTCTCCTCCAAATTAGGAGGGATGCGGGCAAGGTTATCAGGCGTCGGCACTCCGTACCAACTGCGGTTGAAACCCGCCTCTTTACAACGGAGGCGGGACAGCTGGAGAGTAAGTATGTTTCCTTGAAGGCGTTCGGGTTCGCGGCATCTGCCGCTTCGACCTCTACTGCCCAAAGGTTGCACACTTCACACGTCGGAGGAGTCGAGCTTTTTCAGTCTGTTAGTACAAAGTACACCTTCTCAGGTGCCTTCACGTACTATCTCCCTGTTGATAAGTCGCTTTTGGCTAATCATCGCAAGTGGATGAACGAGATGGAGAGA